AAACAGAATAGAAACCAATAGAGGCCGTACTGCGCTTAGTGATGAGTTTCAAACAGGTTCACTTACTCTACGCATAACAGATCAAAATGGCGATTTTAATCCACAGAACGTATCAGGGCCTTATTACAATTTATTAACACCTATGAAGAAGGTGCAGATTACTGCTACTTATGGATCAGTAACTTATCCTATATTCGCAGGATACATTACAAGTTATGTTACTACTTATCCAGATGACGGCGAAGGCGTAGCAATTACCACCATACAAGCTGTAGATGCTTTTAGGTTAGCCCAGTTAGCACAGATAAGCACAGTGGCTGGCACTAGCGCTGGTCAATTATCGGGTGCACGTGTGGACGATATTTTAGATCAGATTTCATGGCCAGCATCTCAGCGAGATATTGATCCAGGTCTTACTACATTACAGGCAGATCCAGGTACTAACCGCACAGCATTACAGGCACTATTTACAGTAGCCAATTCTGAATATGGCGCTATTTATGTTGATGCCGATAATAACTTTGTATTTCAAGATAGAGGCGTAACGGCTGGATCTATTGGTGGCACACCTACAGTGTTTGCAGATGATGGATCTGGTATATCTTACTTTGATGCAACCTGGATACTAAATGACGTATTAGTATTTAATAAAGCTACTATCACTAGAGCTGGTGGTAGCCCACAGGTAGCCCTAAATCAAGCCAGCATAGATAAATACTTTTTGCATAGTTACTTCTTAGATAACCTATTGATGCAATCAGATGCCGTAGCCCTAGATTATGCTCAGGCTTATATAGCTTCTAGGCAAGAAACTTCTATACGTGTGGATGCCATAGTCCTAGATCTATATACACCTAGTTACAACTCAGGCATAGTAGCTGCCTTAGGCCTAGACTTTTTTGATCCAATTACAGTTAAGACTACCCAGCCAGGCGGATCGATTTTAGAGAAAACTTTACAGATTTTTGGGGTAAGGATGAACATAACCCCGAATAGTTGGAAAACCACGTTCACGACACTAGAGCCAGTTATAGACGCTTTTATCCTAAATAATAGCATTTATGGCACTTTAGACTATAATGTCCTAAGTTACTAAGGAGTAGAGATGGCAGCAGGTTTAGGGTTTAAGGATTTTGTTACAGGCGAGGTATTAACCGCAGCCGATGTAGATGGCTATTTAATGCAAGGCGTGTGGGTCTTTGCTGATGCCGCAGCTCGCACAGCTGCCGTTACATCACCACAAGAAGGTAACATATCTTTCTTAAAAGATACTAACTCAACTGAGTATTATTCTGGAAGCGCATGGGTTGCAATTGGTGGCGGCGGTGTACCAGCTTCTTATGGATTATCTGCTGGTAAAAATACAATCATTAATGGTGGTTTTGATGTTTGGCAAAGAGGCACTGCATCAACTGCTATTGGTTCAGGTACATTTTTAGCAGATAGATGGCAAGCAGTTAGAGCAGGTTTTGCGGCTGGTGCTTCACAATCTAGACAAGCAACTGGCGATACTACAAATCTACCAAACATACAATACTGCGCTAGAGTACAAAGAGATTCAGGCAATTCATCTACCGCAGAAATCTATCTAGGCCAAAACTTTGAAACTGTAAACTCAATTCCATTAGCAGGTAAAACAGTAGTTTTTAGTTTTTATGCTAGAAAAGGTGCTAACTATTCAGCGGCTTCTGATGCTCTTAGATTAAGAGTAGCAAGTGGTACAGGCACAGATCAAAACTTTATTACTGGTTCTTATACAGGATCAACAGATTTATACAATGCAACAGCGGCAACCCTAACTACAACCTGGGCTAGATACTCTGTATCTTTCACAGTGGGTGCAACTGCAACTCAAATTGGATTTTATTTTAATCACATACCTGTTGGAACTGCTGGCGCTAATGATTATTTTGAAGTAACTGGTGCTCAATTAGAACTAGGCACAACTGCTACTGATTTTGCTAAAAATGGCACTACAATCCAAGGCGAGTTAGCCGCTTGCCAAAGGTATTACCAGCGAAACACAGCATCAGCAACCGATAACGCTATCAGCCAAACTGGATTAGGTTTGCTTACTACTGCAACATTTGTACCAGTAACTTTCAAAAGTCAAATGCGAGTAACGCCAACAGCAATAGATTTCAGTGGAATTAAAACTGCTGATGTCGTCAATTCGCCAATTGCTTCAACCGCAGTAACATTAAATGGAAACTCTAATAATGACACTGCTTGGGTTTTAGTAACTGTATCATCAGGTGTAACTGTCTATCGGCCATATGTAATCGTTGGTGGTTACATCGGATTTAGTGCGGAGTTGTAAAATGGAAAACATTAAAATAATAGAAATTGAAACCCCTATGGGAGTTGAAACTCACGTTATTATTGATAGAGGCAACGAAGAATATACTTCAATGCTTAAATCAACTTATGATGAAATGATTGCTAAGCAAGAATTATCAGCTGAGTAATGAAGCCCTGGCTATGCGCAGCTGGAGTGCAGTTAAGGGATCAGGTTGATACCTGGTATCCAGATCGCCGCACTACCAGTGATGGGTGGATTGGTGATGCTCGTCATTCCGCCAGCAAATCGGATCATAATCCAGACAAATCTGGGGTCGTCCGAGCCATTGATATTGATTCTCGTTTGGATACATCCGAGCAGCTCTCGATATATCTGGCTGACCAGATCAGAGTCTGTGCTAAAACCGATAAGCGCATATCTTACGTAATCCATAATGGCTTTATAGCTTCAAGGATTATGGGATTTAAGTGGCGCAGGTATCGTGGCATTAACCCACATAAAAAGCACATCCATATTAGCTTTACAAAGTTAGGCGATAAAGATTTTAAGCCGTTCGATATACCACTACTAGGGGGCAAAATATGAAAATAACCAAGAAGCAAAAAGCAATACTAAAGTCCTACGCACGTGGGGTATTAGTATCTTTCTTAACATTTTTAGCCAGTAATGAATTAGGTTTAGATCCAGCACTGTCTGTAGTAGTTGCAGCATTAGCTGGTCCAGCAGCTAGGGCTCTAGATAAATCCGATACAGCTTATGGCGTCGGTGCAGATGCGAAATGACAGCGGGAGAATGGGCTGGCTTTGGCGCTGGCGTTATCGCCGTGCTATCAGGCGGGCTCATAGGGCTTCGCTTTTTAGTTAAAGGCTGGCTTAATGAGCTTCGCCCTAATTCTGGAAGCTCGATAAAAGATGCTATTGACAGAATTGATGAAAGAAGTTCTCGACTAGAACAGCGTGTTGATGATCTATTTATTTTAATTAGTAAGTCATAATTTTAATATGGCAACCACACGTAAACGCAAGAAGATTAATAGGCGCAGGGTGCGTAAATCACCAGAGCCATTAACTAAGTTAGAAGTGTTTTATATTGCCAAACATGAGATGTACAGAGCTGCACGTAAGGCTGGATTTACTGAATCTGTTGCCTTATACCTAATGGATAGTCCATCTTCCATGCCCGATTGGGTAGTGGGAGAAGACGGCATTATCCCTTCTATCCCTACTCCAGATGAGGATGACGATTAAGCGCATAGCGTTTGTGTCTGACCTGCAAGTACCTTTTTTTAATGAAAAATCTGTTAAATCTGTTGGCCGCTTTCTGGCTAAATGGAATCCGCATAGGACTATATGCATTGGTGATGAGATTGATCTACCACAGCTAGGTGGTTTTAATGCTGGCACCATTGATGAGATGGTCGGCAATATAAACGATGATAGAAAACAAACACAAGAAGTCCTAACATACTTAGGCGTAACAGATGTACTAGGAAGCAATCATGGAATCAGACTTTACCGATCAATTAAAAAACGACTACCATCATTCCTTAACTTACCAGAAATGCAGTATGAGCGTTTTATGGGATATGACAAGCTCGGAATCAAGTTCAGTCCTTTCGGGCTTGACTGGGCGCCAGGCTGGACAGCCGTTCATGGAGATGCTTTCCCTCTTAGCCAAGTACCTGGACAAACGGCCTTAAACGGGGCTAGAAGGCTAGGTAAGAGCGTGGTCTGTGGTCACACCCATAGACTAGGGGTATCGGCCTTTACAGAGGCTTCCAGAGGCCAATTAGGGCGTACTGTATGGGGTGTTGAGGTTGGCAATTTAGTAGATTTAAGCAGTTCAGGCATGGCCTACACGAAGGGCTATGCAAATTGGCAGCAAGGGATCGCCGTGGCATACGTGCATGAGCGTAAGGTTCAGGTAATAACCATACCTATTAATGCAGACGGCAGTTTCATATTTGAAGGTAAACTCTACAAATAACGTTATCAAATCGTTATCAAAATTAAGCCCTAAATCATCCACAAAGTCATACACAAGTGTCACACTATTGACATGCCACAAAGCGTGTGCATAGAAAGTAGGGCTACAAATGAATAACATATGGCTAGAAGCTAGACAGGATGGTCTGATATTTTTTATGATCATGCTAGGTCTAGCAGTGTTGGTACTGGCTTATTGGAAATTACAAAGTAGAGCGTTTGATCGTGGCTACTGGGTCGGTAGATCAGCTGGCTGGAAAGCATCTATTGAGCATAATCAGAAGATCGAGAAACTAAGATCTAGGGCAGTATTTGATTATGACAAACACTGAGAAACTGTTTGCAGATGCGGTCACACTCATACACGACAGAGGGATGCATTACGGCCACCCAGCAATCCAAATGGATCGAATTGCCAAATTATGGTCTGCGTATCTCAATTTCCCGATCACATCAAATCAAGTGGCAGGCTGTATGGCACTGCTCAAAATTAGTCGCAGCGTGGAAAGTCCAGAACTTGACGATCACTACAAAGACGCACTTGCGTATATTGCCATATCAAAAACCTGTCATGAGTACATGCAGGATAAAGACTTTGAATGGGAGCACTAATCATGGCGTTTGATTTAAGCAATTATGAAACTGTAGAAGAAAGACTAGAGAAGTGGTGGAAAGACAATGAAGACGGATCTATACAAACAGAATTGGTTAATAGGCCAGGTGCAAATCCAGATGAGTTTGTGTTTGTTGCTAGGTTATACAGAACTACGGCTGATGCGATTCCAGTTGCTACTGGTTGGGCATCGGAGATCCGTACTGGTTCGAGCTTTAATAAGTTTGCTTGTGAGTTGGCAGAATCTTCTGCAATCGGGCGTGCTTTGGCTAACTACATCTATTCGAAAAAAGGTGCAAGACCTAGTCGAGTTGAAATGGAAAGAGTTGCAAACACTGGACAATCATTTACAGTAGAAAACAAGCTAGAAGATCCAGTGCAATGGGGCGACAGTGATTGGACTACAGCTATGCCAGAAGCACCGAATCCACCACCAGAGTGTGGCTGCGCTAAGGGCATGGCATTAAAGAAGGGTTTAAGCAAGACAACTAAAAAGCCTTTTTATGGTTATATCTGTTTAGATAACATTAAAGAACATGCTATCTGGGCTAAACAAACCAGTACAGGTGCATGGTATTTTCCGAAGGATAAGGAGTAACTATGGGCTACATAGCGTTTATTAATGGTAAAGGTGTACAGGTCGTAATGGATGATAATGGCGTACACCTAGAGCCAACAGTAATTAAGTGCGAAGTCTGTGAAGATGATCGGGTCTTTCGAGATGGCACATGCTTTAGATGTCATGAGTTGATAAATCGTGACTAAGTTCAAATGTAATGGCTGCAAGCGTGATACTGAGTTCTTATGGCTAGATCAGACAGAGATGCCAGATGGCTTTAAGTTATACCAATGCATGGATTGTGGTTGTGTGGGCGTTAAAAATATAAGTGAGCAAAAAGATACGCCTAAAGATAGCAAGGTTAGTAGATGTAATAGCTGTGGGGCATGGCAGTTTGAAAACCTGCCGTGTCACACCTGTTTACTGTTAGGGGTATCAGATGCCAACATATGAGTTTAGCTGTAATGAGTGCGGCACCTTTGGCTCTACCTTTAGATCATTTACCGAGGATGTGCCTACTATGGATTGTCCTAAATGTCATACATTAATGACCAGGCTGTATTCAGCACCAGGGTTAGTGTTTAAGGGTAAAGGCTGGGGTAGTAAGCCATGATTAAACCTTTTAGCTTAGAGTTATACACTGACAACGATAACGCTAAAGAATTAGTAATTAAATGGCTAGAAAGTAAAGGCTGCACGGCCTGGGTAAACCCTGACCAATATGGCATCGATCTATTGTTCAAGAATCCATCAGGTGATTACTACAGCTGTGAGGTAGAGGTCAAACATAACTGGAAAGGCGCTAAGTTCCCTTTTAAAACTATGCACATACCAGCACGTAAACTTAAGTTTGCTACAGATAATTCTATATTTGTCGTGTTAAATAGTGATCGATCTCATTTAATCATGTTACATGGTGAGGATCTACGCAAGGCACCTATTGTGCGTAAAGATACGATTTACACAGAGGGTGAATACTTTGTAGAGATAGAGGTTGATAATGAATGAGATTGGTTATGATCAAACCTGGCAAGAAGGCGATGATCTACGAATTGTGACATGCCGTCTGACCTGCGGTTTTGTTCGGTGATTTGACACCATATGATACGCTCTAGATCGCATTCGCCCTCAAGGCGAAAAGGCGAGCCCCGTAGGGGATGGCTCGCAAGGTGCACGCTAGTTGGCACCGCTCTAT